TCAGCTAGTAAAAGAAAAAGAATCTTAGCTAAAGAAAAACCAATACCAATGACAGTCAAACCTGATCTGGACAATCTGATCAAGTTCATATTGGATTGCGGTAACAAAGTTTTATGGGAAGATGACAACATAATATTTGACATTCATGCCAAGAAGTATTATGCAGATTGTGCAAAGACGGTATTAAGAATTTACCCTGTGGAGGAATAGAGATGGGAGTGTTTAATTTTTGGATATGGACAACGATATCATTCATTGTGATTTTAGTGCTTTATCTTTGTGTTGTGGGTTGTACGGTTTCATTTCAGAATATCAGCACACATGGGACGGCAACTGACCTAGTGGATGAGAATCAGACGCCAACAGCTACAACAACGACTCAACTTAAGATTCCCTTTACAGGAACATAATGCGTGAAATACAGAAGTTATGTCTTATTACTTATTTTGATGATCTTAGAGAATTTATATCAAAAAAGTATTTAAATAAAATTTTATGTGAATTTCATCTTAAAAATGGAGTATTTGAAATAAGATTTCTTCCAAAAAAGAAAATTAAAGACTATAAATTTTTAAATCGATCATTTTTGAAGTATTTTTTTGATACACGTATTATTTTTGATATTGTTGATTATGTTGATAATTCCTTTATTGATGTTGATGATTTTTTATTTTATTTAGGTGATTATGAAGAACTGCATTATAAACTTATACTTTTATTTAAGGAGCATAAAATGCCATTTAAAAGCAAAGCCCAACAGCGTCTACTTTTCGCTAAACATCCTGAGATAGCCGAAGAATTCGCTGAACATACGTCTAAATCAGCATACAAGAAATTGCCTGAGCATGTGAAGAAAGCGAAGAAGAAAGGTAAGACTAAATGATCGAAGATAAGTTGGCTGATTTTTTTTATGACAACATAAAAAACATTTATTGTGAGTGTTGTGATCAAAATAAGTGGGGTACCTCACCAGATATATTAATTTGGAAAGGAAAAAGAGAAGATAAATTTGCTTATCATCCATATGTTTTGCTTGAATGTGTTAATTGTGGAAACACAAAATTCTTTAATGCTATTAAAATAGGCATCATAACTCAAGAAGAATTTATAAATATGGAGATTTAGTGTGATGACTGATGACGAATTCGAACTGATGCGCCAAGAGTTCTTGCGATTCATCGTTGTGTTTTTCGATACGATGTCTAGAATACAGCAATCTACTCAATTTGATCCAGAAGAAGAAAAGTATCATTTGAAATTGGACATGCTTGGGGTTGAATCGATCATCAGGAATATAGCATTTGGATGTATCCAAAAAGATACACTTACATTTCAAGAAGGTTTTTTAGAGCAGATCGAAAAATTGAATGATTGGGTGGAATATTACCGAAGATTGGTGATCGATGAAGAGGGAAATGATGACTGACAATGAAGAAACAAATATGGATATTGATCAAGAGAAATGGAGCCCTCATTGGCATAAAATGCTAGAAAGAGGTCCTTCACCGGAAGAATATCCAATACTGCTCTTCACCCAAAAAAGATATTATTGTTTTTCTTATGATGAATTGATGGAGGCAGTAAATTTAACCCATTTTGAAGATTATTGGAGTTCTTATTGGGTGTCATTGAGTCTCATTGAGAAACCTATATAATTAAATTGAAATCATGTGAGCTTCAGAGTGAAGGTCTGATAATATACATTATGTTAAAAGGAAAAAAATGAACGAATCAAATGGATTTGATGATGAAATATATTCAAATTTACCTTATGTATCTTCTCTTCCCGAAGATACATTAGATGAATTTGAGAAAATGTCTGAAGTTCAAGAAAAAAAATGGAATGAACCTCCCATCGATAAAAATTTACATTATTGGGAATGAGAAGAGTAATGGAACATGGTATTGAATAAACAGCAGCCTATCGCCTTCATTTTCGGAAATGGCAACGTATCTTATCTGAATTCGAAAGGCAAACCAGATAAGTCTATCGAAAAACAAGGCATCGAAGGGCTTAAGATTTTCATTGTACATTATCCGGATTGCACGATTAAAGCTAGCAGATTGTATTGTAAAAAATTATTTTATATACTAGGGAAAAAGTATGAACGAATCGAATGGCTCTAATGAAATACCAGATAACAATTGTCGATTGTCCAAAGGATATATTGAAAATTTTACTACAAAACATTGTAAATTTGAAGAAGGTAAATTTAATGCTTTCGTTTTTGATTTACAGGTCTTGAAAAAGACAATTCTTGATATAAATTATGAAATAAATAAGTTAAAAGAAAGTTTAAGTAGTCTTCATGATGAAGTATATTCTATACGTAGAGGAATATCTGAATTTAATGTTATAGCTGGAGATGATGAATCATAATGGATAGACTTGACATTCTAGAAAAAAGAATTGCTACTCTCGAAAAAGATAACCTTGAAACAGCAAAATCTATAGAAGATCTAAATATGGATTTCCATAAACTTTATATGATGATATGCGAGATTACGAGTGGATTGGAAAAATTTTATAATCAAGTGTTTTTACCAAAGGATGACTATGGACAAAATAATTAAGAAAGACAAGAAAAAAATTGACAAAATGATGGATGATCTTGTGCGTAAAGACGTTCCTCGAGATCGCAAGCTTGACAAATGCGACAAAATGATGCATAAGAAGAAGAAATAGTATTTTCCCAGGGCAGCTTTATCAAAATTTAACTGATGGGATGAAGGATCACTGCCTTGGGCCTTTGGGAAGTTATAGCTGAAATCCGCTATAAGTGGATATAACTCACTATAACTATATACTATGACATATAAATGTGTACTGAATATGCATTTGAATATATGTATAGACCTTATTCAGGATTTCCTGCAAATGGTCTATATAATCATTGAGATCATTACGTTGATGTAAACGATATGATCTTAACACTATTGTAGGTAGGTATTTATGAAAGGCGTGCCTGTTGAGTTAGTCGTTACTGAAGATGAAGTTAAGCAAAAGTTGATGGAGAATTTCGGTAACATTAAGAATTCAGCTAAAGAACTTGGTATTGGTCATGCGGCTTTATACAAATATTTAGAGAGAAAGCCTCACATCAAAGAATACCAGATTGAATGTTACAAGATGTATGTGGAATGCCGTAAGGACACAGCAGAATCTGTTCTTGATAAGCTAATGGATAGAGTAGACAAAGACCCAAGACATGCTTACTATTCAGCTACATATATTCTTAACAATACAGGTCAAGATCGCAGCTTTAACCATCCTAAGGCTATGGACAATGGATTTAACAAAGAGTTTGCGCTCTTTGAGTCACAAATGAAAAGTGCATTTCAAGAAATAAAGAATGAAACCGTCACCAAAGCAGATAATAGCGTTTAATGATTCCGATGCTCGTATCAATATCCTTGAAGGAGCGGTACGATCTGGCAAGTCTTATATCTGTCTGCTAAGATTTATCAAAGAATTATACAATGGACCTCAAGGCGAATATTGCATTGTAGGCAAGTCTGAAAGGACTGTGCTTCATAATGTGATTGAACCAATGATCAATATTACCCAAGGTGCTATTCGATATAATAGAGGCCTTGGTGAATTCAAATTCAATGATAGAAAGGTTTATGTTGTTGGGGCTAATGATGAGCGTGCAGAAGGCAAAATACGAGGCTCTACATTTGCCGGCGCATTAGTCGATGAAGCAACAATCATTCCTAGAAGCTTTTTCATGATGCTCCTTTCGCGTTTAAGTATAAAAGGAGCTAAAGTATTTTGCACAACTAACCCAGATAGTCCATATCATTGGCTTAAAACAGATTACATTGATAGAGCAGAAGATCTCGATCTCAAGACGTTCAAATTTAAGATTGAAGACAATCCATCACTTGATCCAAAGTTTGTAAGTGATCTTAAGAATGAATATAAAGGAATTTGGTACAAGAGATTTATCGATGGTGAATGGGTGGTTGCTGAGGGGGCTGTATTTGATTTTTTCGATACTAGTCATCATGTTGTATCTAAGCCTCCTACTTATGGGGAGTATTTTATATTGGGGATTGACTATGGTACAACGAATGCTTTCGCGTGTGTTTTGGTAGGATACAATTCATTGAAGAGGCCTCATATTTGGGTGGAGAAAGAATATTATTGGGATTCAAGAGTCATAGGAAGGCAAAAAGTTGATAGTGAATATGTCCAAGACATAAGAAGAGAGTTTGGTGGATATCCCCTCAAGATGTTATATGTAGATCCTTCAGCAGCTAGTTTCCAAGCAGAGTTACGTAAAGCTGGACTACCAGTAAAACATGCCAACAATGAGGTACTCGATGGAATCCGCAATATATCTATGCATCTCATTAACGGTGACTTGGTTATTTGTCGTTCTTGTAGCAATCTCATTAAGGAGATAGAGGGATATGTGTGGGATGAGAAGGCTGTAAAACGTGGTGAAGATAAGCCAATGAAGGTTAAAGATCATGCATGTGTTGTTGGTAATACATTAATAGAAACTGACAAAGGATTTTTTGAAATCAAAGATTTGTGTGGTAAACAACCTTATGTGAGAAGTGGAAAGGTTGATAATCAATATTATCAAGCAAAAATTGTATCACAAACGGGTGTAGATAAAGAAATATATGAACTTGAACTGGAAAATGGGAAGAAACTGAAAGCAACAGGTGATCATAAGATTTGGACGAAGCGTTCATACATTGAGTTATTAAATCTTTTTTTAGATGATGAAATTTTGTGCGATGTGGAATATTCAAAAGTAAAGAGTATAAAAAAAGTATCGAATGAAGATGTATATTGTATGGAGGTTCCTCGAACAGGAAATTTTTATGCAAATGGTATTCTTGTTAAGAATTGTGATGCAATGCGCTATGCCATCTACACTCACTTTGGACAAAAGAGATTCTTGAAAGAAGTGACACGAGAAGAACAACAACAAATGAATAGACAGAGTCGTTGGGCACAAAATCCAATGGCTTATCCTGGATATACGAATTCAGATGGATGGGAGATCATTTAACTATTCATCCTCTTCATCACAGACATGATGAGACTTTTCGTAGATATAGTGATGACATTGATTGTCAACGATATCTATGACGACAAATTCATCGATTTCATCAGGAACATGAATGATTTCATCTTCATCAGATAGGATATAAGCTGGAATTGCATGGAATATTGCTTTAGATTTAAGGGGTACTCTGATCAGTTTGGACATTATCAACCTAGCTAAACTCATATTCTTGAACTAAATATTGTCTTCCAACATATATCGTATCGTCAATTTGAATCCTAAAGAAATTTTTTAAAATAAAAATGCAATAAGTTATTTCAGATGTTCTGCCTATCATACCATGAAAAGAATATTTATCTTCATTTAAGGCATGATATATATGGCACTTTGTGAATGAATACGATCTAATGAATTTCATAATTTCCATCCGTTATCTAATTCAGAATCTTCATCTTCCGTTGGTTCATCATCATCACTTACATATGTATGAATTCGAAAAGGAAGTTTTCCAACATATTCAACAAATTCAAAATTTATCTGAAAAATCATATATTCATAATTACGAAATGACTCTCTACAATCTCTGAGATCAAGTAATAAACCATGAATTATCCAATTTTTTACTTCAGTAACAACCAAAAGTAAAGAGCCGAATTTTGGAAAATCGGGTTTAATTTGCACAAGATCATATTTATATAAATATCGTTTTTCCATCATTTCCCACGTATGATAAGCCATTCATCAGATTCATAGATACACGGGGATTCATGTAGGTTCTCTAAGTATTTTTTCAAGTTCTTCATAAAATTTCTCTCCACGTTTATAATATTTACGGACAATAGTCACGCATTTATGGTAATGCTCTGGGTCTTTCTTGAAGTTATCGATGTGTTTGATGACCCATTTCTTAGCATCTTCTTCGGTGCTAAATGTTAAAAAAAGTTTTTTCATTTTCGGGAACCGGATAGCTACCCTATAAGTGTCTCTCTTGCTGTCATTTCGTTTAAAAATACATACCATAATTTTCCTCTTGACTCCTAATGTGCCTTATGGTACCATAAAGATTCATTTCAATCAAGGTGAAAATATGAATGATGAAGATTATGAAATAAAGCAAAATTTATCACTAAGTATATCTTATTATATTCATGAAAAGATGATAGAATACAAAGATGAATATGATGGTAAACTTGATGTAACAGATGTTTTAAATGGACTTTGTATTTATTTAGCAGGTATAATTGTAAACCGTCCTGACAAAAGTAAAATTTATGAACTTACGGAACAAGTTAATTTTCTCATTAAACAGATGGTTAAAGAAATTTTAGAAGCAAATAAAGAATAAATATGAAAAATTTAGATTTTAATGAAATTCAGAAGCTAACTCTATTTATGTATGAAAAACTTGGTGAATATACTTCAGAAAATGTAATGATTACTGCAAATGTTGTGGAAGCTTTATGTGCATTAATAAGTGTGATTGTAAAAGAACATGGAAACAACCATGAAGCATTGATGGAGTTCTTAAAAGATAGAATCATGTTTTATTATGAAAATCTAGAGGAAGAAAATGAGTGAGGAAAATCATGACGATTCAATATGATCTATTCAATAACACCGAACTGGACCAAATCAAAGAAGAACTCAAACTCGTACGTGAACGTAGCGATAACGTACGTAAAGGTCTGTTTGCTAGACACAATGAACTAGCCAAGATGTATTATGAACGCGAGAAGCAAATCGAAGACCTCATGAAAAGCAATGCACAGATACAGAAATTCTTTGAAGAAATAAAGCAAGAAGCTGATAAGATTGTAGAATATGCATGAGGGAATTATGAGACATCATCGCCTTGAAGATTTAGGACGTATCTACGAGAAGCTTACAGTGATAATGGATGAGATTGAAGATACGTGGGGTCAAAGCGTTAAAAGCAAACATACGATTGATGCATTCATAAAATATCATAAAGATGAGCAGAATTTAGCCGTTCTACACAATGAATTGAGATATCTTAAGGAAAAGCTAGAAGATGTCTATCATTTGGCTAGAAGCAATGAAGAACATGACGAAAATGAAATTAGGCATTAAAAATATGATCAATTCAGAATCATTAAATGAAGTCGAAAAATATAAGATTGAACTTGTCTGGGATTGTCAAGAAATGATGTTAAAAAACAATTTTATACTAAGAGACTTGGACCGTTCTTGTGATAAAAAAATGTATTATTTTGAGATGGGAAAAAACTGTGGGATTATAGAAGTCATCAATATGATTCAAACTTATCCTGAAAATAAAGGATTAGATTGACCAATATATTCCATAAAACCAAGTAAAAAATAGTGGAGATTCTCCACCTGTTCCTAAAATACCTATGGTTTTCATAGGTGTGGATGTTGAAGGACAAGTTATTTGAACGCTTACTTGATCACCTTCAGCAAGGGGAATGGTTACAGTGCCGTTAAATATATATCTTTCATTAGAATCAATAACTGGATAGGGATTCATAGTAGAAATGTATATATTATTTGAATTTACTAAAAACCAAGCACTTAAATCTAAATCTGCAATTTCTACCGTTTCTAAGCAAATATTAGTCCCAAATATGTATGTTCCAGTTTTATCAGCAGTAAATATTCCTGTAGTGGAATCATAATTTGCATTTGAAATAACTTCATCATTATATACTATTGTATATACAGTGTTATCACCTATAACATCTTCGTGAGCTGTTTGAACAAAAGCCAAAAATAAGGCATTTGTTTCGCCAGGTGATGGAGAATTGGAAGATTGATATGGACCAGCATCACTCATATTAGGTTGCGTTTATAAGGGTTCCACAAAAATAGGTCACATACTGAGGATTATTTCCATTCAATCCAACATTTTTAGTAAGTGTAGAGTTGGATACAAATAATATTACACTTAATGTGTCAGAAACATTCATAGGAAGCAATAAAGTTCCATTAAACATAAAATGATTTAATGAAGAAATTACTGGGTTCATTGTTGATTCAGCAAAATAATAATTTGTAGTATTATTATAATAAAAGAAACATGACATATTGGCACCAGAAACTACAATATTGGATAAGTCAATATTGCATTCAAACAAATAATTTCCTTTTGTGGCGCATGTAAATGTATAAGTACCCGTATTATAAGTTCCATTATTTATGGTCGTACCATTAAATATAACAGTTTGTGCATTACCGTCTCCGGTAAAATTTGCCCTATTTGCTGTATTATAGGCACTAAATTGTGCAATAGCAGAAGAACCGCCACCTCCGCCACCACCTGAACCAATTACACCAGCTTGACTCATACTTGACTCACATATTGGGTAACTAAAACGATAAGACCTGTACCTGCTGAACCAGAAGTTGATTTAACCCAGTATTGAGTTCCAGCAGCACGAAACGTGGGATTATTTTCCAAGGGACTATTTGTTGTATTATCATAAAGCCAAAATCCACCAGCTGGAACGTAATCGTGATCATTAGTGCCATCAATTGAAATATCAATTGCTTGAGTAGAATCATTGACAATTTTGATAATTTGAGATGGATGAGCTAAAGCAGAACCTATTTTTTGATAGGTGCCGGAAAGAGAAGCAGGAGCAAAATCTCTTCGTGTTTCATATTTAAATTGACTAGAGTAAGCCATTGTTTCTCCTAAATTATTGAGATATACCAAATAAAGATGCCGAACCGGATGTTAAATTTCCACTGCTAAGAATCAATTGAAGAGCATTTACAGCTCCAGTTGTATTGCAAAAGCTGGAAGCGATACCTTGTAGAGAGTTATCTTGAAAAAAAGTACCCATCATAAATTTATAGGAATTTCCGGAATTTGTGGGCAAATTGAATAAATAAATATTTGCGTTTAAAAAGGTTGAAAAAGTTGATCCTTGAGAAAGAACAAAGCCAGTTGTAGAATTGGAATTTTGAAATGTAGCACTATTATATGCCGTTACATTTGCGCCACCTTGATAACCGGAACCCACATATGTTGAACCTCCATTTGTGGATACTTTCAAAAAAAGAGTTTTACTTCCAGCTGATGGAACAAGATTATCAATACATAAAAAATAATTGTTATACGTGGATGAAATTCCGGATGTAAAAACAAGAGATGCTGAATTGGAAGCTGTTTGAGTGGAAATAAGCGTAATAGAAGAATTTAAAGTAGCAAAATGAGCCGGACTGCCTGCGCCTTGAGATGTTAAGACTTGACCCGATGTACCTAAATCAAAATTTAATGAATTATTTGAAGCCATCAATATCTATTTTGTTAATGCATAAAGGGAAAATGTACCTGAGGTCATATTTCCAGTACTTGTTAAAATTTTGAATGCATTTGAAGCGGTGGTTCCAGAATTATAACCAAAACTCAAGCCTTGGAATGTTCCATCTTGATAAAATTGACCATTTACGGAGCATACAGCATTTGCAGTCAAATTATTTAAGTATAAAAATCCTGAAGTGAAAGAAGCGAATGTACTTTGAGAAAGATAGAAAAACGTGGTTCCGTTTTGATTTGCAAAAGTTGCACTGTTATAACTGGTTATATTATTCCCTGCTTGATATCCAGAAGTAATATAAGTGCTTCCACCATTAGTCGAAAGTTGAAGTTCTAGCGTTAGGGTAGTAGAAGGAACAATATTTGTATAAAAAAGGACATAATTGAGATAGGTGGAAGTGATTCCTGTTGAGAAAACAATGGAAGATGAAGCTGAAGCAGTTTGAGTTTGTATAAGAGCCATTGATCCAGCATTAGTAAAAGAAGGAGCAACCCCTGCTCCTCCTGAGGTCAAAATTTGTCCAGCAGTTCCAGAACCAAAATCTAAAGCATTATTTTGAGCCATAATTTCCTATGAAATAAAATAGGTTCCTGAAACAGTAATGATAGCGGTTGCAGATAGAGCCGATAAAGGTAATGGAGTCACAGTTGCTATAGTAATGTTTTGAGAAATAGTCAAAACAGAAGCTCCAGAAGCAATAGTTCCATTCAAACTTTGAGTTGTTACGCCAATTGTGCAGTTTTGAATTTGTACATTCAAAAGAGATGCAGGAGAAAATGCACCAGCAGCAATAGGAATTGAAACTTGAATATTACCAGTACCTCCTCCAATTGTAAACGCGTTTACGACAATATTTGCAACGAAGTGACATAAAGGACCAATAGCATAATATCTACCGAATTGAGTAGAAAAAGTAAGTGTAGTGGGTGAAGTTCCACTTGTTGTAATGGTTGGGGTATAGGAAGTTGCGTTAACAACAGGTGTATTTAAAGCATTATTAGTAGCCATATTTTTTTCTCCTAAACAACGGTAATGCCGGCTGATTGGATTCCATGAGAAGTCCAAACAGTTGAAGCGCCAGCGGTAACACAATATAAAGTAATGCAATCAGAAGCATTAGTGGATGCAATAGAGCCACCGACACCCACGGTTGAGGTACTAGTTCCAACTTTTATACTTTGGTTATCATTTTGGGCTACGGACCAGGCGCCTGATAATCCTGTAATGATAATAATATCACCAAGGGATGCAGTAGAAGGAAGAGTATAAGTTACTCCACCGCCTCGATTGGTTACATATGAATTATTGACGGCTAATGTTTGAGTAGCACCCGTCACGTTAGTAGCTGGCATACCACCACCATTAACAGTAATTGTAGGATTTCCAGAAATACCATCGCCGTTTGTGATTGTAACACCAGTATTTCCTGCTGTGATTGTTCTTCCAGCTGTTACACCAGCACTGCTAAATGATACTAACCCAGCATTTCTGATATCAACGCTATTATTGAAAGCCATTTTTACCTCTTAAATTATGCGATTGTTAGTGTGCCAGAACTATTTTGTACAACCCAAATTGTGGAAGCTCCACCAACAGTAGCCATACATTTAATACAATTATATCTATTTGTGGAAGCTACAGAACCAGTTACTCCGATTGTCGAGGCTGAAGAATTCAATTTTATTCCCTGATTATCATTTTGGGCGATTAACCATCCTCCAGCTCCATTTCCAACAATAGCAAAAATAGATCCTTGAGGTGCTGTTGCAGGTAGTGTAAATGTGACTAGACCAGCGTTATCTGAAATGTATGTAGTTCCTACTGCAATAGTTTGAGTAGTTCCTGTAACATCAACAACAGTATCATCAGGAATAGGTGCCCAAATAGGATCAGCACTAGAACCTTGACCAACGAGAACATAATTAAGTGGTCCAGCAGCTGTATAGGTTAAAGCTGAAGATGCTTGACCAATGACAACACCGTGAGCAGTTGAAGAAGTTAGAATTTCATTAGTGAAAGTTGGGGTAGCTACAGTAGCAATTGTTGCAGTACTTCCAGATCCAGTAGTAAGAATATTTGTTCCTTGAGAAAGGTTGATATTACCAGCAGAAGGAAGAACAACATTTGAATCACTAGTAGTGACTTGGAAAATATCTCCTGTTGATGACTCAATCAAAACCCAACCGTAAGAGCCATTATAAAAATAAACAGCTCCAGTTGGCTTATATTGCCAAGTTTGACCAATTTGATAAGGAGTACCATCGGGACTAATTCTATCATTGGAATTAGGAATTCGATTAGCAACGATTGTAGTGCCTTGGGGTGTGCCAAAGCCCTGACCGCTGAATGTATAAAAACTTTCAACCATAAGATTATCCTAAGTTATTTGTAATTCTTGAGTGTTACCCATATTAAATGTCCATGTAGTGGAAGAGCCTCCAACGATACAAACTAAAGTTGGAGAAGCAAAATCACCTGCTGGATTTGAATTAGCCCCACCCATTGTACCTACAGTTGAGCTTGAATCTAGGAGGTAAATTGATTGACCATCATTTTGAGAAATAGTCCATCCACCAGAACCTGGAATACTTGCAATATAAATAATATCTCCAAGTGAGGCGGTTGCAGGAAGAGTAAAAGTAGTAGCACCAGTAACCACATAAGTATGATTAACGACCATTTGTATAGAGCCAGTAGCATTGGTTGCTGGAAAAGGAGACGGTGAAGGTGGATAAATCAAATTCCAACCGTAAGATCCATTATAAAAATAAACGTTACCAGTAGATTTATCTTGCCAAGTTTGACCAATTTGATAAGGAGTACCATCAGGGCTAACCCTATCATTAGAATTAGGAATACGATTAGCGATAATAGAAGTGCCTTGAGGTGTGCCAAAGCCTTGTCCACTGAATGTATAAAAACTATCGACCATGAAAAATTCTACCTTGTAAAACTTAAAAATATCATTTTACGGGATTAAGTTAAAAATAAATCCATATATTTTTGCTTTGAATTTAAATTTTCATTACGATAGGAGCAAACCCACGATAAGGACCCTTTTATATGCCAATGTTTATGCCGCCATGGGATACAGATATCGAGCCGAACGATGGAAATATTAAAATATGGATGGATAACTTATATGGAAAATTTGAACCATTAACACAAGCTCGCTGGAATCAGAGTAATATTGATTGCCTTTTCTATGCAGGCGAACAGCGTTTTATAAATTCATATTACAATTTCTATCCAACATATAACGCACAGAACTTTGCTTTCAATATCATACAGCCCATAAATAACATGGTTACTGGTTATCAACGACAACATAGAAAAAGCGTTAACTATATACCTATAGAGGGATCAAAACAGGAATATGCTGATGATCTAACTAAATTGGTAACTTATGCAAATAATTATAGACAAATACTTGAGAAATTATCTACAGCATATGAACAATCAACAATTGCTGGATCTGTACTTATTCAACCCTATCTAGATTATTGTGACGACCCTGTTAATGGAACATTAGACCTCAAGATATGGTCTTACAACAGTTTTATGCAAGATGAGTATTACAGAGATCCTCTTGGACAGGATTCTAACTTCTGGTGGTGTCAACAATATATCTCAAAGATAGAAGCAATAAATCAATTTCCTGATAAAATAAATCTAATCCACACTATGTCAGGTTTTGCTAATAGGGGATCGAAATTTTATTTTCTGCCTGAGAATTATAACCTGGCTCGTCATGATTTGTTGGTTATGTCATACATATGGTATAAATCTAAACGCACTAAAAAGATGCTCTACAACCATGAGAACGGAATTACATATGAATATGCTGATGATGATCGTTACATGGAAGAAATGTTAAATAGTATTGGTTCATTCGAAGTAATTGAAGTACAAGTGCCTACATGGAAGCTAGCGGTAGTTTTGAATGATTCATTAATGTTTTTAGGAAACAACCCCCTTGGATTCGATGAGAGCCCCCTAATCCCAGTGTACTGGAATAGAGACTCACATGTTGCTCAATATGACCTCAGAGATAGGTCTTTAACGAGATCTCTTCGTGATGCGAATTTTTTATTCAATCGTCGCGTAATTTTAAATCATGATATAAGTGAGTCGTCAATTAATTCAGGATGGCTTCGTAAAGAAAATGCCGTAGCAAATCCAGAAGATTTACGTTATTCTGGACAAGGCAAAGACATCATTATCAAGGATGGATATGAACTTGCTGACATCACTAAGATTGTTCCTAATGCGGTACCACCAAGTGATATGGAGCTTGCTAATCAACTTTCTGACTTAATTTATAAAGTTAGTGGTGTGAATCAAGAATTGATGGGTATGGCTAATGATTCTAATGCTGGTATAGAAGTAATGCTACGTCAAGGAGCTGGACTTGTTACATTACAGAAATACTTTGATCAATGGGATAGGGTTCTTGCCCAATTAGGCGTTTTAGAACAAAAAATCATTCAGAACAACTGGAGTCCATCAAAAATAGGACGCATATTAGGTAAAGAGCCAAACCCAGAATTTCTAAATAAGACATATTCTAAATATGATGTATTGGTTGCAGAAGGTATTAATACCACGATTCAGCAACAGCAAGAATTTTATCAGATAAGGCAACTTAATGCTGAACTTGGTGGTATTATACCTCCTAAATTCATCTTGAGTAAAGCAACCATTCAAGGTAAAAATGAAATCATTGCAGCAGTTGAAGAGAAAGAGAAAATGGCTAATGAGATGCAACAACAACAGATGTTGCTTGAGCATTCAAAAATTGAAGCAGAACTACAGAACCTTCAAGCCAAATCAGCAAATGAAATTGCTATGGCTCGTGAGCGCCACGGAAGAGCTGAATCGAATATTGGTTTATTTGAGGAACGTCTTTCTGAAATCACTCAAAATAGGTCAGCCTCACTCAAAAACAAAGTTGATGCTCTTGAGAAATTACTCCAAATTTATAGTACTTTTGGTCAAAGTCAAGCGATGCATTCGGCTGGTCAATTAGAGCAATTGAATGTATCTCAAGAACTAGCAGAAGACAGAGAAAAGGCGGATGCCAAAGTTTCATCAGAATCAAATAGATTCTTAACAAATATGATGCAAAATAATGAACAGCAAAATAACATGTCATTGAACCAACCTCTAAGGAGTTTACTATGAAACCAATGAATGATAGAAATATGAAAGTGCCAAAAGGCGAACCAGATGATGCATTTTTCCCAGCTAACGTTAGTGTAAAACACATGAAACGTCCTGGGGAAATCAAAGATTTTAAATATCCAGATACTGAAGAAGCGATTTTTGCAGATCAAGAAAGCTTTGTAAGAGATGCTTCAAGAAATCAACCCAAAAAAGATTTTAGGCACTAAAATGAAACCCAATTTTTCAAATATTCCTTACGACATTAGGAATAATAACAATGTAGGCAAATACCGAGGAGTTGGTCTTCGAGCTAAAGTTGGTGAAAAGAAAGGTACGTTTACCGATCAACCGATCGGGTATCGTCCTGTGAATGAAAGACATCCACCAAGAAATTTTAATTAGTTTCCACTTTCGTCTGAGGCTATATCACCAGGTATAGCCTTTTCCTGAAACCTATCTTTGTATTCTGGATTATTTTGCCTTGATTTCTGCTTATAAAAGTCTCTAATCCATTGTTCTGACATATCCCCATCTTCTGGTTGCGTCAATAAAGCAGGGTCTCTAAGGAACTTTCTGCAACATTCATTAACAAATTCATCTTGAAATATTTTTCCGTGTTTGAAAAGATTAAATGATTCTTCCACAGGAAGAGTCCACATAATCTTAGCAACCCCAGGATCTTGTGGATGAACTCTTAACAGTGTTGAGCCTGGTACTGGTTCGGGTTTTGTTAATCTGGGCTGATGATAGAACTTTTTAACTCCACTAGCATCATCAATTCTCTTTAGAATAGTAAATATATAAAATGGCACTTTTCCAAATGGCGCTCTTTCAATAAGATTTTGTACACATTTCACATAATCCCTCTCTGAATTATATCTAACATAGTCTACGTTTTCATAAATTTTAGCTGAAGTTACATAAAGATCTTGCATATTAAATACCTATAGTTAAAATTTGAAATGACGTTAACATATCACATTCTCTTCGTCAAAGAGAATAATCGGTGTAAAACGCAGTTCACCACTGCATAAGGAAATTTGTATGACTGAAGGCGTAAATAATCAGGAGACCGCCGCACCTGAACAACAGCAGACCACCTCACAATCGGTGATTAGCGATAGGGCAAGAGATAATTTCCGCAGACTCGAAGAAGCTCGTGAAGCGGAAAAAGAAGCCAGAATCAGGGCGGAAGCGAAAGCGGAAATGATGGAACGTGAAATATCGAACATCAAATCAATGCTCACACCACAAGAGAAAGATCCTCTTGATGATGTAGAGGATTATGTTGATAAAGATAGACTACGCGCCAAACTAGCCCGAGAAAGGGAAGCTTACAAAAAAGAAGCTGAACAAATCGCTAAAAGATCGATTGAAGAATATGAGGCGAAGAAGCAACAAGCTGAACGAAAAAACTACAAGGAACGTTTGAAAAATAACTTCAGAGATTACGATGACGTTATGACAGAACAATCCTTAAATCAGTTGGCTCAGACTGATCCACTTTTTGTTAAAGCAATAAGTCATATTCAAGATGATTATGAACGCGGTGAAACTGTTTACGAATACCTAAAGTCAAGGAAACCACAAGAAAAGCCTTCCATCAAAGAGAAAGTAGAAGCCAATATGCACAATCCATATTATGTGCCCGCTTCGTCTGGAACGCCTTCAGCCATTGACTTCGATGTAAAATCTAAATCAGCCCGTGATGCAGCTTATGCTAAATTGAAAAGCGCGATCAAGAAAGGCGTATCTTCTGATATGAATCGTCCAACTTATTGATTCTTTAGGTTTGCTGAAATAAGCAATAACTTAAAGGAAAAATAATGATTACTACAACCAGCAATCTGCCAGCTCCTATTTTAGCGAGTTTGGCTCCAGGGCTGTTGTCAGTACCTACTCCCAATTTTAACTACATTATTCCTGCCGAGAAATATTCTATGCCTCGCCAGGGTGGTACTACGATGCGATTTCTGCGTCCTGTTCCATTGGTCCCTCCTGTAGTTCAATTAGGGAATTCTGGTATTGAACCAGCTTCTCAGGTCGCAACGAGAGAAACTATCGATTGCGCTATGGCGTTTTATGGAACAAGTGTGATATTAAATGAACAAGTCATTGTGCAAGATCAGGATCCTCGCCTAGAAGATATGTTTGAATGAGTATTTGATAGACTTGATTATCTAATTTGTATATCATGACCTCATGACAAATAGTGGAGGTCATATGGATAAGGAAAAATTGATGTTATCATATTTAGCAGGTGCATTAGATGGAGATGGATCTTTTTCAATATTGAAAAAGAGTTCAGGTGTTGGTGTAACGAGAAAATCAATTCGTCATCGACCCTGTCTTCAATTATATGGACTTTCTGAAATGTTAACTCATCTCTTAAAAGAATATTTAGGAGGAAGTGTAGGAATAAGAAAAGGAGTAATGAAAAAAAGTGGAAAAATATCAAATCCTCAATTTTATTGGTCCTTAATCGGTGCTGAAGCGTCTATTTTAGCTTTGAAAAAAATTTGTGAATATTTGGTTATCAAAAAAGAAAGAGCCAAATTCTTATTAGATTTCTTAATCAATCACGAATTTTCTCCTATAGGTAACAGAAAAGAACTTTCACCTGAAATTCTTATTCAAAGAGAGAATGCATATATAAAAATGAGAGAATTTAATGATGAACAATTAATCTCTGAAGATAGTCTTTCCAAAAGATCATGCATCATTTCGGATGATCCTATGGTTTGGTCATATTTAGCAGGATTAATGGATACAGATGGATCATTCAGTGTTTCTAGACAAAAACCAAGTGGGAAATGCATAAATTTTAGATATAATTCAATTATACAACTTAACCAATCTAATGTTAAGTCGATAAATTTTATCAAAGAAAATTTCTCAAAAGGAAAATGTTTTATTGCTAAAAATGCTGGTTCAAAATTGGGCGCTGTATATCGTTTTTATATATCTGGCATTGAAAAATGTTCATTATTTCTAGAAAAAATTATTCCTTATCTAAGAGTAAAAAAAGAAAACGCAAAAATTCTTTTGAAATTTTGTGAAGGATATTCACTCACAAAAAGATGTGAGGATGGAATTCCATTTGATCAATTAGATTTTCGAGAGCAATGTTATCAAGAATTAATTTATTTAAACAAATATGGGATCTTTAAACCTTCTCTGATTGACTTGGACGGCCAGAAGCTGGCTTACAGGGCGGAAGACGACAGTCACCGTGAACGACTAAGTGAGAGGGACGCGATAAGCGTATGCGATAGTCTAGACACGAGTATAGCTTACTAGAAAGCTCGTGAGGGAAACCCGAAGCGGTTTCCCCGCCAAAGAAATTTGGTCAGTAGGGAATGACCTCCTGAAAGTAATAGAAAGGTATTATCATGGGTCACAGAAAGGCTTGGAGTGGCCATGCGTCGAGGGCGCATGTAAAACCTTTGGTAATTGACTTGGAGTCCTAGAAGTAGGTAACAAGGGCCAAGCAGAGAAATCGTGCAGGCTGACAGACTAAACCCAGAGGATCTTAGAAATAAGATATGTGATAGTCGGAACACTGAATATAACATAATGAAATCAGTGAGAAGGGAATAACAAGACCTTCCGCCTAGAAATAGGTCATTAAAGTAACAGAATGCAAGCTGAAGATATAATTTTGAGGGACTTTTTACTAAGTTCTGTCTCACAATATAATTGCAGCGGTGGCGTGAATGGAGACAATCCTACAGAACTAACTGCAGCGGATTTATCTCGCGTAAATGCCTCTCTAGATACGGCAAACGCATTTAAATTCTTGTCTGGAAAACTCGGTGAAGACCGTTTCGGTTCTGCACCAGTTCGTAGCGCGTATTTTCTTTTAGCGAATACGATGCTTGAGCCTACTTTTGATGGACTCGATAAGTTTGTTAGCAGTTGGAACTATCCAAATCAGAACGATGTTATCTACAGTGAGTATGGAGCTGTTTTCAATGCTCGTATTTTTACGAGTTCGGAAGCTGCTGTGCAACTTTCTGCATCTGAGGTAAATGGTGCAGACGTATATAACAACATGATGGTAGCGAGAGAATCATATGGACACGTGGATCAAGATGGATATTCATGCCAATTGATTTATCGTCCCCCCGTGTATTCAGGGCCATTAGCCTTAAATGGTACATTAGGCGTGAAATTCGCACAAACTCAAGCATTATTGCAAGAGACCTGGATCCGTAACGTCCGTTGTACATTACCGGTTTAGGAGGTGAATCATGGCTGAATATTCAAAAATCATTGATGGTTCATTTACCATTGGAACTACTGCTGCAGCAAAGTTTCTGAGTTTACCTATGGTACCAGATACATTTGAGTGGTGGAACTTATCCAATTTTAATACACCTAATTCTACCGAAGTAATTTATGGGATCGCATTTAATGGAAATAATGGTAAAGCATATGTTACTCAAAACAATGCTACACCAGTTTTAGTTGGAAGAGAAACTGCAAATAATATTTGTCAGTTTATTTCAGCTGGTACGTATTCATATGGGCCAACTGCAACTATTACTGGCATTGTAGCTTCAACTGGTGTTGCAACAACATCAGCTGCTCACGGATTTGCTGTAGGTGATACTGTTTTATTAACAGCTACTACTGGAATGCTTCAGGTATCTGGTTATTGGACAACTGTAACTGCTGTTGGTAGTACAACTACTTTCACAATTGGAAATATTCCAACTAGTGGATTTAGTAATGCAACAGCTGGTTTTGCAAAAAAAGTCTTATTTGCAGATTTATACATTCCATTTTTGAATTATATCACTGGAGTAACACAAGGTAATGGAACTACTACGGGTCCTACAACCCAAACAGTAATTACCTGTTCTGTTAATCCTGATTTTGTTGTTGGTCAAGAAGTGGCATTTGTTCTTCCACAACCAACTACTACTTCATGGGGAATGAATCAGTTAGATAGTGAATATGTTGTTAGAAATACTGGAGTTCCTCAAAGAGCATATGTAACCGCAGTTTTTGGAAGTTCTGGAGTATATTCATCAATAGCAGCAAATCAATTTGTTGTTAATGTTAATAGTACAGGATTTTCAACGTTTACTTATCCTACATCAGCACAAATTGCATTGGGAGTAACCTTTCCGCAAGTTATGTCAATTGGTGATGGGAATAGCGGTTATACATTGAGTAATACAGGTGTGCCTCCATTTCTTGGCGTTCAAAACGGAATAATCGGGATTCCTGGTTCATTCGCTGCGAATACAAGACAGGGTATTTTATTAGCACCTGCTGATAGCACTTCAAGTGTGATTTTTTCAGCTAATGATGTGATCAGATTTAGAGCGATCTTCCCTGATTCAATTTTGTTGAACCAATAAGGTATGAATTATGACAAGTCCATTTGATACAGCTCAGATTTATTATCCCTATCTCTGCAATATAACGGCTGTGACGTCGACGGATTTTACGACAGTTATTACTACAGCGATTGATCATCAATATGTGGTTGGAAATCAAGTGACTTTTCAAGTTCCTCAACAATGGGGGATGAGACAACTCGATCGATTGAAAGGATATGTATTAGCCGTGTCCTCTAATACACTTACAGTGAATATCAACACTTCGACTTTCGATCCGTTTGTAGTTCCGTCTCAGCCCCCTTTCGTGCAACCAGCGCAAGTGTTGGCAATTGGTGATGCCAATACAGGAAATACATCACCACAATCATATCCTTTTGGGATTGATCCAGTTTTATTAATTATTCCCGGTTCATATGCCGTGGAAGACATAACCTAAAGGAAAAAATATGTCTAAAAGAGAACAAGTTAATCTAGTGGAAAATATGATTGAGAATCAGAGAAATCTCAATGAATTTAATCAAGAAAGAGTCAATGAAGTGGCGCCCAAGCCAATAGAAAGTGAACCGCAAGAGCTTACATTAAAGCAAATTGCAAAGAATGAAAATGTGCAATATATCGAGCCTAAAAAGCAGATTAAAGGACTTGGAATACTTCCAGATTCTTTGAAAAAAGAACATGCTTTTATGTGGGAATATGTTAAAGGTATATTTGAAAATCGTGCTATAGTGGGAGAGACATTAAAATTCTGGTTGAAACTTTACCCGGGTGATCCAGATTGTTTATGGGAAATACCAGCAAACCGACCTGTATATGTGCCTAGAATGGTAGCAAAAACGATTGATGAAACGATGATTTATCATAAGTTTGACTATATTCAAAAAGATACTTCTAGAATGGCTAAAAACAATTTTGCTGAAGAATTTTCTGTAGTCGAGACGGTGAGAAGAGGGGAATTTAGACCTATAGGAGCCTTCTGATGAGTAGTCCAACTACTTTCAATTTTCTTCCTGGCAATGTTGTAAGCGATATAATCTTGTGGGTTCGCCGCATTATTAAACAAACATCTGCCCAATCTATCACAGATCAGACGATTGGTGATTATATCAATCGTTTCTATGTTTATGATATGCCAGGAAGGCTTCAACTCTTTGAACTTAAGCGTCAATATACATTTGAAACTATTCCAGGAATATTTGAATATCAAGCTCCTTATCGAAATTATCAGATGTTTTTGCCTCCAGTCTATTGTGATGGCGTTGAGATGGGATGGTATCAAGATGATAAGCAATTCTATAGTGTCTATCCCGAATTAGTAAATAATGAACTTTTTCCTATTGGTGATGGTACAGGCGGTCCTTATATTATAAATTTTAGACGTGGACCGATTTTAAGGGGCTTTGTAGACGATTTAGGAAATCTAGAGCCATATGTATTCATTACAGCATTTTCTACAGTAGCGGATGTTACAAGCAGAATTTATATTGTTGATGGCGGAGATGGAATACTTTATCAAACAGATTCTTCATTTCAATATAATCCAGACGCACCCGATCAAGGGATAGGTCCATTAAGTGATCCTAATGATCCAATTGGACCTAAAATTGCAGTGGGTACTGTAGATTATGATTTAGGTACTTGTACATTCAACTTAGGTAGTACCATCATTGATGATGGATCGATCATTAATGTTCAATCCTCACCATATTCAGCAGGATTTCCTCGAATCTGTTTATTTTTCAACAATATTTTCAAATTATATCCTGTTCCCTCTAGAGCATATAAAATTCAGATGGATGCCTATATTACTCCAGCTCAATTCATGACATCAGCCGATTTCGTTCCATTCAATTACATGGCTGAATATATCTCTTATGGAGCAGCAAGAAAGATCCTGTCGGATAATGCAGATATGGATCAATACCGTTTCTATGAACAAATTTTTAGAGAAAAAGAATGCCAAGTGCTAAGAAGAACAGAGAGGCAAAATAGCAATATTCGCACTCCTACGATATTCAGCGCACAAACAAATCAGAATAACATGTTTTACACCCAATATTAGGAGTCCAATATGGCTAATATGAAAGAAATGAAAAAAGAAATGAAAAAAGAAATGAAATACAATGTTAAAGAAAAAGTTAGAGCAAAAGCTAATGAAAAATCTAATGTAAAAGCTCAAGCCAAAGCTCATAAAACTGATATGAAAAACACAGTGAAAGAAAAAGCTAAGAAAATGTTAGATAAGCATCATGAGAAACATGAAATGGCTACTAAACATGCTAAAAAGCATCATGCTGAAGGCAAAGTACACGATGGCATGCCAACGAAAAAGGGTCGTTTAGACAAAAGAAAATAATGTTTGATGTAACAATTTCTCCTCGTCAACTTGAAACAAAATTACTTGAGTTGAATCAAGGGGGTTATACTGTTTTATCATCTAAAATTACAGAAGTTGGAGAGATGATTTTAACATATGATGAAAGTCATAAGTGTATAGCTAAACCAGAGGAAGGTTTAATCATCATTCCCAGAAAAAGAAGAACATTATGTTCAATATTTAACCGTTGTATAGGTAGAGATGAAGAAAATTTCAGTAGCTAAAGGTGTAAAAGTCCCCAGAGGAACTGAGTCAAAGATGCGGGCAAAGCCTGGAAGTTCCAATGCGGGTAAGTATAAAAATGTTAAACCTTCAGAATTTGCAGGTAAATCAGGTGGAGCTAACAAATATAGTTTTCCTATCAATGACATTAAGCACGCTAGGAATGCTCTTAGTCGAGCACACTTTGCGCCTAATCCAGATGGAATAAAGAAGAAAGTTTATTCTGAATATCCAGCTCTAAAGAAAAATGCAGCCAAGAAAGGTAAGTAATGCCATATCATCCAAATATCCCACAGCCTAATAACGATCCGAAGTTTAGCCAGCAAGATCTTTTGGATAACTTTCAGGCTTTAAATACCCAATTTGGAGTCAATCACGTTCCATTTGTATCAGGGAATAACAATGGATTTCATACATTGATTAAATTCTTTGGCACATTGGGATCTGATCCTGGAGTTGTGGGAAATCAATCGTGTGTCTATACGAAATTGGTTTCATCAATTCCTCAGTTGTTTTTTCAGAATAGTGCATCTGTGAAGCAATTGACGAATCTTCCTACAACTTTATTGGACGGAGTGACAGGTTTTGTAACTCCTTGGGGTTTTACAATCAATGTAGGAAAATCATTAGCTATAGGAGATGTAGATTATGCAATTACATATTCCGATAAAGCATATACGATTCTTTTAACACCCAATGTTAATGGATCATCGACTACATTTTATAGCGCTTCAAATAATACAGCGACAAAATTTACGATAAATTCAGCCATTAGCGGGTTCACGTTTAACTTTTTTTCAATTGGTCCTACATGACAAATCCTTATGATCCAGGCACTCCACAACCTTCAGATATTCCAGCCGATAGCCAGGATGATTTTGTCTCAAATTTTCATACAATTAATTCTCAATATTCCGTAGATCATTATCCATTTGCTGGCTCTGTCGATAATGCCACATCTACTAATCCTATAATCATTACTTCTCCTAATCATCATTTGGTAAATGGAAATTCGGTTACTTTTTCTAAATGTCAGGATTTAACAGGTGCATCTTGGCCATTAAATAGTCAAACCGCTGTTGTAACCGTATTAAATGCAAATCAATTTTCAGTTCCTATTAACGGAACAACTTACCCCACTTACAAGCCATTTACAGGTGAGTTTCAAAATACAGATTCAACATCTCTTGGACTTCATGTAAGAACATTTCTAGCAAATGTTTTGGCAAAAGGTCCTTTAGATGGTGCTACATCAGCTAATCAATCTGCATATTATTCAAAAGAAAATTATAAGAGATATGGAAAAGACAAGCTTTATCTACCGAATCTATTCTTTCAAAATGTGGTAGGAAATACTCAACCTGAAACATGTTTAACAAATATCGAGACAACTGCTGAAAACGATAATGGAAGAGCTTATGCATTACCTTGGGGAATGACTATTCAATTTGGTGGAGTAACTATTAATCCAGGCCCTTTACAAACGTTTAAACTTCCTGTGGCATTTACAACGGGATTTTTGACAATGATTTTAACACCAAATAATAGTTCAACTAGATCAACTCGAGCGACTGTTTCAACTCCAACAGTTGGACCATTCGATAATTTTAAAGCTACAACGGGTTTAACAGGTCCTTCAAATTATTATTGGATGGCACTTGGCGTATGAATAAATTAGTCATATCAAATGTCACATCTGGTTTGCAGACGAATCGTCCGGATTTTGAAGTCAATAATGATTCATTTCCTGTGCTTACGAATGCCTATGCTTGGAGAGGTAGAATCAAAAAGAAATCCGGTACAGTCACTTTGGGTCGATTGAGATATGATGAAGTGTCACAGACGCTTGGTAATACTTCTGGTGGTGGTGGATTTTCTGGAAATATCTTTGCTCTCATAACTTATTCCACAATATTTACAAGCACTTTAGCAACTTATTTCCCAAATTCCTCAATAGTTCCCAGTTCATTATCAATTGTTATTGGAGCTTCCACCTTTACTGATACTTCTCCTCCTACAGGAGTTTTAACGGGAAGTGCTGGCGGAACAGGAACAATTAATTATCAAACGGGCGACTTAACAATTACTGGAGCATCAGCAGCAACTCCAGTGGTTGTGACGTTTAGCTTTTATCCGGCTTTACCAGTACTTGGGATTGAAGATTTTCAGACGACTATCATTGATTTTCCAACTACAGTTTTTTTCGATCAGGAATTGAGTTATGCATTTGATGATACTACAAGCAAATTTCATTCTGTAAATTACTATAAATCATCTGGAAAGCCATTTCTTTGGACAGGAGCTGATTATCAGCAGTTTTGGACAAGAAATTATCAGGGAGCCATGTTCACAACGAATGGAAGACCGGGTTTCCATAAAATGACAATTGCTGGAGTTGTTGTTGGTCCTCCTGCTGTTGTAAATATAAATGGACATGGACTAATCACAGGTGACATTATTTTTATTAATGAAGTTAATGGAAATACAGGAATTAATCTTATTGCATGGACTGTCACATTTGTAGATGCAAATCATGTATCATTGAATAATTCCGGTGGAGTCGGAGGAGCTTATGTTAATGGTGGTATTGCAATATATTTAACTTCGAATACGCCTGGTGGAACGGATGGAGATGGTATTAAGTGGTATGATGGTGATTTTACAGTAGATAATACGACAGGTTGGGTGAATTTTGTTCCTCCTCTCGATAATACAGCCACTCCCTTCTATTTGATTGGCGCTAAGATGATCTTACCATTTAAGGGTAGATTATTGATGTTTAATACGACCATTCAAAGATCCTCAGGAGCTGCTCAAGATGGACCGAATCTATTAATATATTCTCAAGATGGCACGCCTTATTATTCTTCATTAGTGCCTAAAAACACTTCTGGAATTGGATTTAACATTGAAGCCTGGTATCAGAATGTTGCTGGTTTTGGAGGAAGAATTGGTGCACCAATCCCTCAAACGATCGTTTTGGTTCAGGAAAATGAAGATGTCTTGATTGTTAAATTCGAGAATCGAGATCTCAAAATACTATTTACTGGCGATGATTCTCTTCCATTTATCTATCAAACGATCAACGTTGAATTTGGTGCTCAATCTCGCTTCAGTGGCATCAATTTAGATACAGGATGTTTTAGTGTGGGTGTGTATGGTTTAACGCTTACAACGCCTTATAGCGATCAACGTGTTGACCTAGTCATTCCGGATCAAGTATTCAGTATATCAGAAGCCAATAATGGTTCGGATAGAGTCACTGCTGTTCGAGATTATCGAAATGAATATGTCTATGTGAGCTATCCTTCTATAACGGATGATGATGATACGTCAGATTCGGATATTTTCAATAATCAAACTATTCTTTGGAATTATCGTGACAATACGTGGGCTATTTTCAATGAAAATTATACACATTACGGCACATATAGAAGATCGGTGAATTATACATGGGCTACTTTACCTTTTAGCTCTTGGATCGAATGGACAGTACCCTGGAACTTTGGTGCATTAGCTGAAAGATATCCGAGTATTGCGGCTGGAAACCAACAAGGCTTTGTGATGCTTAGAGACCTCGGTTCTACTGAAGGAAATTCTCAATATATCCAAAACATTACTGCTGATACAACTGGATGTATAATTACATCTCCAAACCATAATCTTGAAGATGATGATTTTATTACCATTTCAGGAGTTATAGGAACGAATTTTACTGCATTAAACAACACAATACAGAAGATCAGTCGATCTGATAGAAATACCTTTAAGATTGAAACAGGAATTGCTTCGGGAACATATATTGGTGGGGGTGTTTACAATCGTATCACTATATATGATATTCGCACTAAGGCATTCCCAATATTTTGGGAGAATGGAAGGCAAGCAAGAATTGGTACTCAAATGTTCTTATTTCAGAATGCGCCTACTGGTGAAACGACAGTTAATATTTATGTGAATCAAATCGATGATTATTCTTCAAACGATCCTTTTGCTGATCCCTTTCTTGTATCCTCAAATGTTGTATTAACAGGACCTGAACCAGACAAACCCATACAGATTAACCAGAACCAGATATGGCATAGAAGTTCTAATAGTTTCAATGGAGATAGTGTTCAGGTTGGTTTTACATTATCAGATGCACAAGCAAGAATTCCGGATATCAATAGAGCTGAATTTGTACTTTACACGATAGCTATAGACCTTTATCCAGGACCGATACTTGCATAATGTAAATCCGCTTTACATAAGGTAAATTTATGGTAAACCCAACAACAGAAGCAATCCAATCTCCTTATGTGAGTACATCTAGGACCTTTCCTCAAGATCCTGAAATGTTGCAACCAGTTTTGACAAAGAGAGATATTGAATTTGCACAAGCCATAAATCTTCGCACGAATGGTATTTATGACAAATTTCAGATTGTAACAGGGGAACAATGGTTCAGTATTGATACCACGACATCATTGAGAAAGAGACAGTCACTTAGACAAGTATATGAATTTACTTTAACTGGAGCATCTACATCTTTTCCTCACAATATTGCAATTAACTCAACGACATATTTTACGCATATATATGGTGTTTTGCAAAATGCGCCTGTGGGAAGTGCAGGGTTTTATCGTCCTTTGCCTTGGGTTGATGTGGGAGGAGGAGGAGCTAATGCGATTGAATTGGATGTCACACCAACAGATATCGTAATTACTACTTCTGCTTTTTGGACAGGTTCATTAGCATATGTTATATTAGAATATATTTTAGGATGAGGTTATTATGAATTACGGACCAACTGGCAATGCGCCAAATTTACCAAAAGTTTCAGGTTATAAAGGAGTAAGTGTCCCGAATCTTAATCCTAAGCAAATGAATCTTTTGAATAGCACTTTAGGAGGGCTGGGTAACGGTCAACAGGGGATTAATCAAGGATTAGATTATCTATCAAGATTAGCTGGGGGAAGTGATGAAGGTTTTCAGCCTTATGAGGCGCAAGCTCAAAGATCTTTTAACCAAAATATTGGGCAATTAGCGAGTCGATTTTCTGGCTTAGGAGCTAGGGATTCTTCTGCATTTGAGAATGCTGCGGCTGGAGCTGCGGGTAATCTTGCTGAAGAGTTAGCAGGAAAGCGTCATGATATCCAATCGAATTCACTAAATTCTCTGATGAGTTTATTAAGTCGACTTTTAGGTATTCAGTCACATGACAATTATTATATGCAAGAACCTGAAGAGCAAGACACCAATATGTGGAATCTATTTGGTCAATCAGCACTCAAATCTTTGCCTTCAATATTATCTTTGATTAACAAAGGTGCTGGTACAGCAGCAGATAAAGCACTTGGTCAAACAACATTTGGGCAAGAAAATACAACCCGATCACTTCCAGAAATATTAAATTTTTGAGGAAAAATGGCAACGACATTCATTCAGAATAATAGACAGAAACAGCCATCGAAGGGACAGAGTTTTCTGGGGGGATTAGCTTCGGCATTGCCTGATGCTTTGGCTGGGCTTGTTGAAAATAAACGAAGAGGGGAAGAACAAGAAAGACAAGAAAATCTTCGACAAGAAGGAATCAATCAATCTAGAGAACAAGCGCGAGCATTAGGAATTAATGAAAATATTCTTGATCCTGCATTGCAAAAGCTTTTGGCTCAACAACAATTTGAACAGCAGCAACCGCAAAAGAATGAACAAGATCAACAAATGCTTGATCAAGCAGCTGGAATTATTTCTAATCGATTTGGTCCTGAAGCTGGTGATCTTTTCAAAGCTCTTCCTATTGGTGGACAAACAGAACTCGTAAAACATCTTCTTGAAAGAGAACAACGTGGACAACAAGTTAAGGAAAAAGTTGGAGAAGAAAAAGAGTATAGTCCATTTGAAGGGATGACTCCAAAAGAACGCGTTCAAGCACAGTCTGAATTTAGAAAATCCAATGAGCCCATCTTCAGAGAAGCGCAAAGTAAAACGAAGGCAGCTAAAAGCGAAAAGGCTTCTTTGAAAATACTTGATGATCTTAACAATTCAGGAAAATTGCCTTCTGGTATGGGAAGCATCATCATTGATCCACATACTGGTGGCATTCGTCCCACAGCTCAATTAGCAGGACTTGCTAATCCTGAAACGGAAAGATTTGTTAAGACGGTTCAAGACTTTACCACAAAAGCCAAAGATACATTTGGATCACGAGTAACCAATTTCGATTTAGCTAACTTCATGAAACGTCTGCCAAGTCTTTTGAATACACCAGAAGGTCGTAGACAGATCATTCGACAAATGGAAATTCTAAGTGACATCAACAATCAATATTATAAAGCACTTTCAGATGTATACAAGAAGCATAAATTAGGAAATATCTCAGAAGAAGATGCTGCTGAAATGGCAGAATCGATGATTGAAGATAGAGAAAAAGAGCTTTTGGAAGAGTTGAATAATATCCGTACCGATCAACAAGAAGAAAAAAAAGAATTCACAAAAGATATTGCACGAGATTTCTTAAGACAAGCTAATGGTGATAAACGCAAAGCTCAACAATTAGCAAGGGATGCTGGCTATGAATTCTAGCATTTGGGATGAGGCTGAAAAGGAATATCTTGAAGAGACAAAACCATCAATTTCTTTTCGTCAAGGACATGAACCTAATTTTGCGAAACAATCTATTCCACAAAATACAATTGATGATGATAGTCAGTCTCCTAAAATGACACCTGTTCAACTTCAGCCGTATTTAAATCAAACCCAGCAGTCTAAATCTAATTCTCGTTACGAATTTGTGGATGAATCTCCTCAAAAATACCCAAATGGAAATAAACAAGAAAAAAATGATATCTGGGATATAGCCGAACAAGAATTCCTTCAACAGGATCAAATTTCACCTGAAAAGCAAAGAGAAGAAGATCTAAAGATTATCAATGGAGAAGATTTTGATCTCGAACGTGAGATTGAACGAAATATTGCTCAACAATCTTCGCGAATGGGAGAGACAATTCTTGGTATTCCAGGTGATCTAGAATATTTTAGTCGATGGCTTATTGGTAATGAAGGTGAAAATTTACTCCCAACTTCCTCAAAACTAAGAGAAAAAAGCGAAAAAGCATCTTTAGGATATACAAAACCAAAGAACAATTTCGAAGAAAAGACTGGACAAATCCTAAGTGATATCGCTACGTTTTCAGTTCCTGGGGCTGGTAAACATTCTTTAGTTAGAAACATAGGTATTCCTATTGCAGGCCATTTAGCTGAAGAAGGTTTTAAATTTGCAGGCTATGGAGAAAAGGCCCAAGTCGGGTCACGAATTGGAACTATGATTATCTTGGATTTGATCGGACATCGATTTGGTATGGGAGGATCGAAGAAATTAGCTAATGAACTTTTCAAAAAAGCAGAAAGCGAAATCAAACCTGGTATGTTGATTCCTGCAAAAGGACTTGAGTCAGGACTTGATTCAATAGAAAAAGCATTGCGTGCAGGTGGTTCAAAACCATCTACTCCTCAAGCTTTAACCAAAATTGAAGAGATTCGTTCTCATATCAAGAACGGTCAGATTGATGCTAAAGATCTTGTACCTTTTCGACAATCCATTAATGAAGTCATTGAAGGAACTGGAGGTTGGGATCTATTACTTCAACCAGCCCTTAAATCCAAAATTAAGAAAAATCTCAACAATGTTAAAAATGAAGTTGTCAAAGCAGCTGAACAAGTCGGAGAGACTAATCCTGAATTCGTTAAGAATTGGAGAGCGGCTAATGAAGCTTTTGCGGCTAATGCTAGAAGTGAAAAAATAGAAAATATGCTTGAAAAAGTTATTGGAAGAGGAAAAGCAAATAAAATAACTTCTGGAGCGATTAAAG